GGTTCCTTGCGTCGGGCAACATGGAAAAGATGGACGAAGATATCCGTGACGCGGTTCGCTATGTAGGTATCCGCAACGCTCTGTTGACTTCCATTGCCCCAACCGGGACTATCAGCTTGTATGCTGGCAACGTGTCGTCGGGGATCGAGCCTACGTTCGCTTATGAGTATGACCGCAAGGTAATGCAGAAAGACGGCTCTAAGGTCACAGAAACGGTTCGTGATTACGCTGCGGACAAGTGGCGTCGGGCGCGACCGGGCGAACCTTTCCCAGCGTCGTTTGTTTCCGCTCAAACGCTTTCGCCTGTCGATCATGTCAAGATGCAGGCGGCGGCTCAAAAGTGGATTGATAGCAGCATCAGCAAGACTATCAACTGCCCAGAGGATATTGGATTTGACGAATTCAAAGATGTGTATATGACCGCTTGGGAGATGGGCTGTAAGGGCTGCACCACGTATCGGCCTAATGAGGTAACTGGATCTGTTTTGAGTGTGAAAGATCCAGAGGAGAGCGGCGCATGTGAATTGCGTTACGATGAAAGCACAGGCCAACTAATTAGATCGTGCGAGTGATTTAACTATTGACCACATGGACGCCCTGTGTAATACATGGGGCGTCTTTTTTATGGAGGTAAGACTATGACACCGCAGATGTCAGCAGACCTACACGCAATGGGGTTGTTATCTTTAGATGAGGCGCTTTGGGTGTATGGTGATGGTAGAATTTCAGCAAACTTAGCCGCCATGATTAAAGATGGTGAGCCTGTTTTTTAACCGCTTAACACTCAACCAGACCTGCGCTAGAAGTGGTGCAGGTTATTTACTTAGGAGGTAATAATGACTGATATGAGTAACGGCACCGCGTGGATAGATGATGCCTTCGCCGATTGGGATGCAGAAGCGCAAGAGCATTGCTTTAAGTCGCATGTCTATTCCGACAAGCTACGCGCCCGCCGCGCCGGAACTGTTAGAGGCGTCGGAAGTTGCCGAATACCTCTTGAGGCAACACGGGATGCGCCCGGAGTTCTATCGTGAGGGGGGCATGGAACACCCGCGCCGCAATCGCCAAAGCAAAAGGAAACCAACAATGCTAACTAAATTCTGGCCGTGGTCGGAAATCAACAAACACAAGCAACATGCGCAGGCCATGTCATGGCTCGTTAGGGCGTCATTTGAACGTGGGCATCGGTCCACGGGGGATGATTGGCGTAAGGACTGGAAAGAGACAACAGAGCGTGCTACATTGGTGCGCATGGGGTACATTAAGGAGGATGATACTTACCGATGATTAGCTATATGGATATGAGGTTCTGCGCGGCTGAGTGTGGAAACAGGGGATGCCCACGAAACTACACACCAGAAGTGCATAAGGCCGCGACTAAATGGGGTGGTGAGGATGCGCCAGTTGCGTTTAGTGATTTTAGTGGTACATGTGGCGACTATATTATTCCAAAGGAGGCGTTGCGATGAAGGCAACAGTGATTGCAGACAGCATTGCAGATGGATGTCCACGATTAACGACATTGCAGCTTAGGTATCCTAGGTTTATCCATGCTGAATTCATGACGCACCGTGTATTTAGTCGAAATGCATCATCCAGTCGTGCTATCCCTGTTGATCGCATGATCAAAGATATTATTGACAACCCCGCAATGCCCGTCAGTTGGAATAAAGAGCAACGCGGCATGCAGGGTGGCGATGAAAGTGACACATGCGTCACCCTAACAGATGAATATGGTTACTGGAGCAACGTGAAAACTAATACAGAAGCATGGCTTGCCACTCGGGATAGTGCTATTATGCACGCGCGTGCATTCGCCGCCGCTGGATACCATAAGCAAATCGTCAACCGCATTCTTGAGCCGTTCCAATATATCAACGTACTTGTGACCGCTACAGAGTGGGATAACTTCTTTGCACTGCGGGATCATCCAGACGCACAGCCGGAAATTCAGGCGCTGGCTCGGACGATGAAAGTAGCGATGGGCGATAGTGAGCCGGTAAAGCTGAATTACGGGGAGTGGCACACTCCATATGTTGAGCGAAATGGCGATAAGCGTGTTTCGTCTGCGTGTTGTGCATCAACCAGCTACAAAACCGTAGACGGAAAGCCAATGACAGTTGAGCGCGCTCTAAGTGTATTTGATAAGTTGACCGGCGATCCGCTACATGCTAGCCCGTTTGAACATATCGCACGGCCTGACCCTGATAACGGTGGCGGGTGTAGGAATTTTACACGCTGGCACCAGTGGAGAGCGGATTTGGAGGGTGACACATGACACCGCAAGAATTGATTGACCTGCCGGGATACGGTAAGGCGGAAGGGTGCCTGCGCAGAACGGGTAAGTGGGTAATCAACCCGAAAGAAAAACTAGAAGATCTGATCAGTAAATTTGAGACGTCACTAGACGACGCCCAACTTGCCATGAGTGATATTGAAGAAGTATGGAGGGAACTCGACACATGAAACTAACTATCGAACAAACCAAGCTTGCAAACCTAATCAACAGCCCAACGAGTGTTGTTGAGGCTAAGAACACGATCCCTATTCTGGGCCACGTCAAGCTAGCCGCAACTCAGGGGCAAGTCGAAGCCCTTGCGACAGACTTGGATATTGAAGCGGTCGCTCTAATTGATGTGGATGTCACTGAAGTAGGCGAGTGCACAGTGGCGGCAAAACCGTTTGAAGCTATCGTTAAACGGCTTCCCAAGTCCGCTTTGGTGACGCTTGAATATAACGGCACGACACTGGCAATCAATGCGGGGCGGTCTAAGTTCAATCTGCAAACTATGCCCGCTACCGACTTCCCGGTTATGGCAACCAATGAATATACCCATACGGCACAAATCGACGCGGGTGTGTTCCTTGAATTGCTGAACAAGACCAAGTTTGCAATGTCAACAGAAGAAACGCGCTATTACCTGAATGGCGTTTACCTGCACAACGACGAAGCTGGTGACCTGATTTCAGTGGCAACAGATGGCCATCGTTTGGCGAAAATGACCTATTCAGGGAGTATTGATGTTGCGGGCGTTATCATCCCGCGTAAGACTGTTGACCGCTTGACTAAGCTGCTAGACGGTGTTGATGGTGATATTACGCTTCAAACGAGTGACAGCAAAATGCGCGTTTCTGGCGATGGGTTCTCAATCACGTCCAAGGTGGTTGATGGCACATTTCCTGATTACACGCGCGTTATTCCTATGTCATGTAAGGCAACTATGCAGGTGGACGCTAAGGAGTTTAGCGGTGCGGCTGGTCAAGTTGCTACCATTGCAGACGCACGGTCACGGGTTGTTCGCCTAAGTGTATCTGGTGATACATGCTCGCTTTACTCTCACAGCGCATTGTATGGTGAAGCTGTCAGTGAAGTGTCGGTTGAATATGACGGTGAAACGTTGGACATCGGCTTTAATTCGGTCTATACTGCTGATTTCATGTCACAGGCAGAGGGTGGCATTGTGAGTGTCGGTCTGGGTGGTAGCATGGATCCCGCGTTAGTCCGGTTTGACGAGTGCGCCGGGTTTATTGGTGTGTTAATGCCTCTTAGGATTTAACTAATGGCAACAGACAAAGAAAGGCTCTTGCACCCCGACGAAGTAAAATCTCTTCTGTCGTATGATGGGACGACTGGTCATCTTACGTGGAAGCCAAGAGTAGGTAATGTTAGCTTCAATGCGAGGCACGCCGGAAGGCGTGCCTTCACATCAAAAGAAAGTGACGGATACCTACAAGGGCGCATTCACGGCATCCATATGAAAGCCCATAGAGTAGCGTGGTGCATACACTATGGGTATTGGCCAGATGGGCAAATTGATCACATTAATGGAGATAGGTCAGACAATAGGATTGAAAACCTAAGAGTTGTTGATAATGTAACGAATTGCCGCAACAAGGGAATGGATAGTAGAAATACGAGTGGCTATACTGGCGTAAGTTTTTGCAAAAGTAATTCAAAGTGGATGGCTGGATACACTAAAGATTACATACGTCACCACGTTGGATATTTCAACTGCTCAACGTCCGCAGCCATTGCAGTAATGATTGCTAGAAAGATAGAGGGCTTCACAGATGATCACGGATGGTTGAGGGATCATCAAAAACGATGACAATTCACCCCTCTCATTTTTTTTGTTGACGCGCCACACCCCCGCCTAACAAGCGGGGGTTTCTTTATGACCTATACGCCATAGCGTAAATCACCCACGACTAGCGGCCTCACCAGCTAGTGCCGCATATGCAGCGCCATCAATGAAGCTGTCAGCACGGTAGTCGCCCTGATTGGATCGTACCATTTTCAGCACCTCCATGAACTGCCAGCCCTGTTGCTCGGTCATATGGACGCCTGTGATAGCCGCGAACGCGGCGACCGTTGCGCCCATAGACCGTTCGCCTTCTGGCTTGTCATACGTGCGCGCCCGGTCTTTCATCTCACCTACAGCCGCCTCTAGGATGCCTTGTGCGCTGTCTGTGTCTTCACTCATCTTCCAATACCTCCTCAATCACTTCTGCCAGCCGTTCTAGCGCTTCCCGACCAATGAACAAGTCACCAGTCGGGGTTTCAATCATGATGCCATCATCATAGGTTTCAAACTCATAATCTCCGATTTCACCGCGCATCTTTATTTCCTCCTTACCGGGTCATAGGCTCTCAATACCAGACCGTCATCCTTATGAAAAGTAATCGACTGCATTTGCCGCCTACTACTGTAGTGATGCCCCGCAGCGTATGCATCGCGCGGGCAGAACGCACGCAAACTTTCCCACTGGATAGCACCCATATCCTTTACCTGTGTATGGTGTACGTGGCCCGTGAACACGTACCGATGCGACGTGGTTGACCACTCGCGGCATGTGTCTGCAATCTCCAAAGCTAGACGCTCAGGCTTGCTACGATCCCCGTGATGGGCGGCAATCAACCCGACACCCCAAGCCATATGGAATAGATCAGCCTTGCCATCGTCCACTATTACACGTGGCTCGTTTCTGTAACGCTGCGACATGGCAACCCGCAGGACGATATGCGAATGCTCGTCATGGTTTCCCCGCAACACCTTAACGCGCACAATGTTATGCTTACGTAACAACGTCTCGACAGTATTTGCTAGAAGATC